GGCGTCAAAGTAACCTGATCCCGCGTCTACAAGGTCATCGAACATACTCAAGAAGCTCGTAGACTTATCTCGACCCTGCTGAAACGCCCGTGCAGCCGAATCCGCGAATTGGGCGTCAGGGTCTAAGGGTTGATCCATACTAATTCTGCGACCAATTGCACGATCAGCCGCTCTTTGTGCGTCCAACCTAGCGTCTTCAGCCGCGAAGAAAGCATCTTCTTTAGCTATTGCGTCTGCGGTGTCTTCCCGTGCAAGTCTGTCAGAAACAGCGGCAAACTCTTCGTCCCCTGCTTCTTCGTACTTCAAACTTCCTCTAGGGCTGAGATCATAAATCTGCTCTGGTGGCGTGTACATGTCGCTCTGCATGTATGCTTGAGCGCGACGATTTAACGGAGCAATTACCCTATCGTTTGGGAAATACGCGGGGCTATGTCCGCCGCCCAAGTCATCTCTTATAACTCTATCTGAGGTGGTTCGAAAACCTCCTTCGTCCATATTGTTTCTGTCAATAGCGTCAATTATGGCAGGCAAGTCAGAACCCTTATACTCACCACGCAGGTATCCCAGCAAGTCGTCTCTATCTGCATCAGCCCTAGCGTTAGCTATACTAACGTCAGGTAGTACATCGGTCATGTTGGCTTGCAAAGGTGATGCGCCACCCGAAAGCGTTCTAACCCCAATGTCTGCAGTGGGTGACTGAGGTGGTATAAAATCTGCAATCTCAGGACTTACAGGCTGTGTTAGCGCGGCACTCGCAGGGGTATCTGCGGCGGCAAACGGCACTGCGCTACCACCAATACCTGCGGACACGTTACCCGTCAGATATTCTACAGGTGCGCCTTCAGCGAACAGCATTTCGTTGCCAGCAAGCTCGGCTTGTTGCTGGTTAAATAGAGACTGATCACTTTGATCTAGTGCGTAGTCGGCACCAAACTCTGCTGCATCACGTTTCTGCTGATCTATAATGTCCCCACGAGTGGGGTCAGAAAACATACGCTTTAGCAGGTCGTATTCACGAGGTTTTTCTGATGACTCCATAACCGTCTGCGCAGGAGTTTCTGGCACGTTGAGGAAGTATTCTGCAGCCAGTGCCAGAGATTCCGGGTTGCCTTTATACTCTTCGTAAATTTCAGGATGATTGACTTTAAGATTAGCAATGGCACTGATAGTCCCACCTGTTTGAAGTCGCATAATCCCACCATCAGACATCATCTGAGGTGCCTGTGGTTGTGGTGCTTGTGTTGGGGTTACAGGTGCAGCTTGGGCCAGACCTGTGTCCTGTGCCATGTTGGTATTGGGGTTCAAGGAACGAGACATCTGCATGATGCCCTCTTGTGGCGCTCCCGCTGCGGTTACTACCTCTTCAGCAACGGTCTTCATATCTGCGTTCTTCTGACGATTGTAATCATCACGCATCTGCTTACGGCGCTTCAACTCACCCAAGACAAGGAACTGTGGTGCGCTACCAGTAGGTTGCTGCATCTCCTGCATCAGAGCTTGTTCTGGCAGATTCTTTAAGTTGTCTTGGATGTCGATTATGTTCATGATGTCAGACCTTTATAAAGACCAAGCCCCGAAATACCTGCACCTAGTGCCTGTTGCAGAGGATTATAATTAACCATCCGCTGCTCTTCTACATTTGGCGTCACTGGAACACCGCGCAAGATACCTGCCATCCGCTCATATTGCTGCATTGGATAGTCCCGCTGACGGGCAAAGTCTTCATAAGCCATATCGAGACGAGCTTGATCCTCTGCACGAATATCACGACCAATAGTCTCAAGTAGCTGTGCGCCCTGAATGTCAGCGGCACGTTGATTTTGACCAAGACCTGCAAGGCTTTGACCAAGACCTCCAAGGTTTTGGCCTAGTGAGCCATAATTCATACCTAAAGCACCAATGCCTTGGCCCATTGAACCCATCTGACCTGCAGCGCCTATAGCAGCTTGCTCTGCTGCGAGGGCTTGACCCGCACCGAACTGACGAGACTGTTCTATAGCTTGCTGTACACGAGCCGCTTCTTGTTGGCGCATGGCGTCCATACGAGCGTTCTCGCCTACACGCCCAGCTTGAACCCGACCCATTTCACCAGCAATACCAGCTTGCGTTCGAGCGATTTCTGCCGTGTTAGCAGCCTGTACTCTAGCCGCCTCTGCGGCTTCCATGTTACCCGCCCGTGCATATTCATCTGCCTGACGGAACTCACGTTGCGATTGCTCTTGCATCCTAAGTGCATCAACGCGACCTTGTTCTGATGCTAGACCACCCTGAACGCGACCAAGCTCACCAACTTCCATACCAAGCTGACGTTCTTGTGCAGACCGATCACGCTCAAACTGTTGTTGTGCTTGCTCAAATGCCTGCTGTTGACCCATGGCTTGGATGTCGCCCATCTGACGGCTCAAACCTTCTTGTGCTAAATAGTCCCCAACTGCCTGACGAGAACCGCCAAATGCACCAGCCTGTACTGCCGATGCGTCACGACCTGCCTGACTGCGATCAAAGTCTAACTGCGCTTGCTGCTTCTGAACGTCTACAACATTCTGCATGTACGGAGACATATACCTATCTGCCTCGGCAGAATCAAACTGTCGAGTTGGGTCAAAATCAAACCCGCTGTATGTGAAATCGTCTCTAACCCCAAACTTACTAAACTCCATAGGGTCTCTGAAATCGTACTGCTTAAACTCTCCAGAAGGAGAGAAGTTAGCCATCTGAAACTCATTCATCATAGATGTAGGTGACACAGCACTAAAATTACCTGTATCGTACTGCCCGATACCTCTCAGGTTGTCGATACCTTCCTCAGTATAACCAACACCTCGACGAGCAATGCCCATAGCCTCACCCTGTGCGCCCATACCCTGACGCTGTGCGCCCATACCCATACGCTGTGCATTCATCGCTTCAGGCATACCTGCGATACCAGACTGACCGATACCGCGAACCATGGCACGAGACGCTTGGATGTCTCCATAGTTTGCTGAAGGTGCAATGCGCTCACCTTGATAGGGAGTATACGTAGACTTTTGACCGAAACCTGTAATGTTCCCAGCGTCATCATAGATAGGACTGCTTAGGTCATCCTGAAATGGCATGAGAGTGTCTTCAGCACCCTGAAGCAACCTGCGGAAGTACGGATCAGCGTACTCAGGTAGATTAGTCTGGCGGACGGTTGAGTCACTTGGTGCCTGCTGCGAACTACCTTTACTGCCCATCTTTTAACTCCATTCGGTACGCTATGTACTCAGGATAGAAACCGTACTTCCTCAACGATCTACCCCAAGCCTTTCTGCCGTAGCCTTCTAAGTGACTACATCCTAACTCATTAGCATACTTACGCATAGTGTCGATCAGTTGATCGTTCCATTCATTCATGCGCGTTCCGCCTACAAAATCCAAGGCCAATGCTTTCCGTTGAGGGTATACTAAAAGTCTTGTGGTGAACGCAGCGACTATGCTGTCATCATCATCCATTACAACCCAAAGAACGTAAATGTCAGTAAGTATCCCAGCCAGTACGTCAATCGTTTCTGATTTGCCTTGGGCTGTCGCTACGCTCTTCTTCAGTACCTTCTCAACATCCTTCCATACATGCCTTACTGCCTCTGACGGCACCAAGCTAATCCTCAATTATCCCACCATTTGTTGAAGTTTCTTTGGAGCATCCTCTTCAGCACGGTTAACCATATCTAAGAAACCGCCACCATACGCCTTCTCAAGCGCATCAGTAGTCTTCTCTCTTAGGACGAACTCCCCATCGGACAGGAGAACATCTTGCTCTCCCTCTAGTGTAGCAGGGACCATATCATCAACGCCTGAACCATCCCCCGGTCCACGCACCATCCCCTTATCACCAGACTCAAAGCGATCTACAGTGTCATCTAACTCTCCCGACTGCACTCGCCCGACAAGATCACGCAGTGCGTCCTCGCCGTACTTCTGAACGAATAGTGCCAGAACAATCTCTGGCTGCTCAGACATTCCTTTAATAGCTTCTATGGCACTGACGATGACATCCTTCTCGTTCATGCCGTTCTGAGCCATCATCTGATCTGCTTCTACTTCCCCGCCCTCTCTGAAGGCCGCGATACCGCTGATACCGCTAAAGTCTTCGCCAAACTGGCCTAAAAACGGTTCATATTGAAGGGAGTCTTGATTCATGCCAAATATATTTTGCCGTCCCTGACGCTGACCAAACGTCTTCTGTTCTTGCTCACGAACATCGCTCAAAAACATATTACGCTTCTGGTCAAAATTATCATAAGTCTTACCTAAATACTGACTGTATTGCTGCAGAGGTCTGGTTTGCCCCTGCATCGGCGGTGTCAATGGATACGAAGTGTGCCGTCCCCGCTCTAAACCCATCATTTCCCCATAGTAATCCTGCTGTTCGTGATGAGGGCTATCTCTAGGAACGGATAACATATTTATATATGTCTCATTAGGATTTTGAGTCGCTGTTCTTCCAGCACCTTTACCTGTGAGTTGACTTCGATCTATGGGTCCGTTTGTATTAACATACCCGCCCTCTGCGTAGTAATACGGAGGCTTGACCTCTGAGCCGTCAGCCCGTGGGGGTCTATAATATTGAAAGTAAGAACCTTCTCCACCACCGCCAGCATACGGATCAGGGTTATAAGTGCGCTGCATCGGATTCGGCATAGGCACAGTGGAGTCGTCGTCTTTCTTAGCAGCCCTGTTCTCATACTCTTGCTGCATCAACTGAGCATCAGTCATCGTCTGACCGATCATGCCGGGTATAAAGCCTTGCTGCGCTGCAGTAAAAGCGCCACCTTTAGTGGCTCCCGTATTACCAAAACCTAACTTGGTACCCGCAGCTTCTGAACCCAGAAACTTGGTAGCTAGGCTGTCAGCCGCCACTGGTGCTTTAGCAATGGTAGATACTGGAGTGCCAGCTTGTAAGAAGCCCGGTGTGGCGGTTTGTGCTGCCTGTGCGCCAGTACCTGTGTTTAGTGCTTGTGGGCTTGTTGATCCTGATAGACCCCCAAGAACTTTACCGCCGAGGAACGAAGCCATACCTGTCTGAATGCCTTTGCCGAGATCACCTGTCTGCACAAACGAGCCTAGACCAGCACCCATACCCGCCAAAGCAGGGACCGAAAGGGTTGCCATAGTAGCACCAAGAGCGCCCGTTCCAGCTAATGCCGGAAGGCCCAAACTAAATAACAGCGGTAGAACCATGACTATCTCCAGAAGTTCAATAGAACTTTAACACGAAAGTTTTAATCCATCAACTCAAAGTGGGGTCCATCAATAAACGGACGTTTACCTTGGCTACGGCGCAAGTCTACATAGGCATTCATGGCCTCTTCCATTGTGCCATCCCACTCTCGGATGTCATTGATATGCCAAGCAGCGCCCCACCGCACAGCAACTCCTACGTCAATAGCTCCCTGCTTCACAGCATCCGCAAGGTCATCGTACAGATTCAGCTCCCACGATCCCCGCGAACCCACATAGGCCATGAGGTCAAGAGCGCGGCCCTCTATGTGCTTGGACTTCATCGTCTTTGATGCGCCCTTGGCTACGAGTTCACGCTGCTCTCCGATGGTTCTCAGTCCACAGATTACACCAAAGTCGGTTTTTGTGTGGCCTATGGCTGCTTTAGCAACGGCAACTAAACGCTCGTCTACGCCTTCCATTCGGTCAAGACTGCGCTGTGATAGTTTGTATGTCATTTCATTTCCTCTTAAACAAAGCCTGCGCACCCCGAACGCCAAAGCTGGCGCTTATCGCGATACCTAAGCTGTAAAAATACCAGTCGGGCGCTTTGGAAAGCTGCTCAAACCCACGGTCAACCCACCCCTCGGCACCGGGTATGAAGGCTAGAACTAACGGAATTGACAGAACAATTACGAACCATTCGTCTTTCCAGCTTGATTTCGCGCCTTCTGCCATGATGCGCTCCCAGTCGGCAACGCTAGTCTTCTCAGAAAGAAGTATCTGTGCCTTGGCCTTAGCCTCGGTCAACTTTAACTCTGCGCTGGCAGCGTTCTTGTCAGCTTTACCTTGCAGCCACGAGCCTGCGAGATTGGCTATCGGTCCTAGTGCGGCAGTGAATATACTCATTTTCTACCCATCCATGCTGTTGCTCCCATGAATGCACCGACTATGCCTGCACCTGAAATGTAGAACAAGTTAGAAATATCGCTCAGTGCCGTGACACGGTCCAAAGGTATAAAGAACATTGTAACCGTAAAGACGCCCATGCCTATCAGTGTCCAACGGGCCATGCGCAGTTGAGCTAGGTGTTTGCGCAGCGCGTCCTCAGTCTCCCTGATTTCTTTGGCCTTCGCCATCTCAGAGTCGGAAACAATTCCATCTCCGTCCATATCGTAGGCATCGTACTTACTTTGGTCTTCTAACTTTTTTGCCGCCATCTTCTAAACTCCTTGCGTACTCTACAGCATATCGTTTGTGGTGCGTTATTATAACAACTTTTCCATCTTTGTCATATACAACGTAATCTCCACGTTTATTTCGGTATAACCTCAAAGCAATACACCGTTGTTTGGCTTGTAGTTATCAAGACTTTAGCATCTTCCAGAGCTTCTCTACACTCGTTCTCAGTAGTAAACTGATTGAGTTGATAATGCTCAATGTTGTTATTCATAACTTGAAACCAAACTAAAAACCACATCACCACTTCCCCTGATATCTACCCAAGTAATAAAAACCTGTAATAACTCCAGCCCCAGCAATTATAAATATAACAGAACCAACGACAAAGTTGATAGCGTTGTCGATCATTTCTTGTTTCTTGTAAGCCTCTTCCTTGCGGATGCGGCGCATCTCGCCCTCAATAGCGAGAACTTCCTCCCAAGCTGATGGTCCGTAAGTCCATGATATATGGTCTTTTATTTCCTTCCTCATGGATTCCATCTTCTTTTTCTGGGCGAATATCTCAATAGCACTGGCACTATTGTCAGACATCATCTTGTAAAATGGAGGGTTCTTTGTTTTGTCTTCAGCATACTGAAAATCAGAAAAAGCGGCTCCCCATTTAGCTAGGGTTCCGCTCATTTCTTGGATGTCTTTGCCAGCACTAATGCCCTGTTTCAGGATATTAAAGGCACTGGTGGCTAGACCTACCGCCGTAATGGGATCGATCATGATTAACTCACAGTGTTGGCGACCCTCCCAAGTCTATTAAAAACTAAATCCCCCTGAACCACCTGACCCACCCATGTTACCAAACCGTCTAGCTAATACAGACCCAAGGCCAGATGCAAAAACTGGACTGTTACCACCTTGAGATTGATAGCTCGGTTGAGGCTTTGGTGGTTGAGTTTGTGCGCCGCCCCCTAGACCTTTTAGTCTCTGATACTCCCCCATCAGGTTCATGCTTGGGTTGGCTTTCTGAAACTCCATCAATTGTTCCATTGAACTAAATTGACCGCCGCCCGGTTGAGGCATAGTTCGGGGGCCACCCTTACCTGATGTCTTACCTGCTGTTAACCCTCGCTGGTATTCGTCCTCTTCCATCCGCCGTTGTGCAGCTTGATCTGCCATAGCCTGAGACATATCATTGATACGATTACGCTCTGCTACGCTCATCATCTCCATCGGACGAGGGGCAAGGCGCTGCGAACCACCAAGCACATCATAGTTCTGCGCAGCATATTGGAACGCTGGACTCATGTTGGGGTTGTTAGCGTTGCGAGCCGCAGCCATGTAGTAAGGAACCTGACCCGCACCCTGTTGAGACTCAAACATACCCAATGCAGCTTCACGCATCTCTGGCGTGATCTCTGGTTGTTGAGGCATGGTACGAGGGCCACCCTTACCGCCCACCGGGCCACCTACAGACTGTCCCTGACTTTTCATGTAATCGTTGTAACGCTTTAGATTGTCAGCGTACATTTTAGAATCTGCTGTGGCACCACCTAGTGACCCTATTCCAGCATTCATTGCGTCTTTTATTCTTTTGTCAGCAGCGCCTTCGCTCTTACCTACGTTTGCATGGAAGTCTTTTGCAGCTTGGCTACCCGGATTAAACGGCTGAAAGCTGTCCTTAACCTTATCAGAAAAGCTCTTCTTTGGCTTTGATGCCGCTTTTTCACCAGCAACATTGGTACTGTAGCTTTTGCCATTATGCTTAAAAGTTCCGCCCGGTCCCTGCTTGGCTCTCTCAGCTTTAAATTTATCTCCAAACGCTGACATTACATAACTCCTCCGTCTGCGGATTGTGGCATTGTAACGGTGATAGCCGTGTGCCGCTTAGTTGTATCAGTCCATGTCTCACCGCAGTCTGGGCAGTTGCCATCAGGGTATGACGCTACTTCTTCTGGTGTGTCCACCAAGTTATCACAGTTGTGGCACTGTATAGTATCCACAGAGGTAGCAGGCTTCCAGCGACCACCATCTGGCATTGTAATGATTGTTCCGTCAGACATATATCACCTATGTAGTTGTCACTGTAACGAGACCAACGGCTCCAGTGCCTGCTGATCCACGCGCATGTGGTGTGTTTACTTGTGTAATCTTAACATATCCACCGTGGTTAAAGATAGCCCCGGTCTCTAATCCCGAATCATCTGTCTGGAGATTGGTGAACACGCCAAATGTATTGCGCCCCTCGCCGGGGTTTTGAACCTGCTGCACATACACAGAAAATGCTCTGACAATCTCAGATATGTACTGCTGATTGTATTCTCTCGGCGCATTGGGAAAGTATGGTATGGCATTGATACGGGACATTAGCGCCTACCATCACTTCGCACATCAATCCTTGGCGAACCAAGTCTCCACCCAGTGCCAGTAGAGTCACTATCGACCTTGATGGCTATCGACCTACCGCGCAGGCGAATATGTGCATCTTGTGTAAACTGCTCCACAGGCACAGAAGCGGTTTTCTCTACAGCCTTACTGTTGTCCTGCAGGTATGCACCGCCGGGGAAGTTACGAGCCTTGACCGTAAAGTTTGCAATAGGTGTCTCGGCAGTAGAGTTGCGGAATGTAAGGTCTGGTATCAGCCTACGCACAAAGGAGAATTGATCCCCATCGCCTATGTCAAACTGACTGGATTCTATGTACGCAACTATTGGCGATGCGGGGTTAGTGCTACCGTCATCAAAACCAACCTCGTGATTGTACAAGTATCCATCTCTGCCAGCGGCTATAGGTGTCTCGTTTACACCACGATCAACCCACGCAGTGCGAACTAGATTTCCGTGATACCAGATGTTTTGCGAGTAATTATACACAACATATCTGTCGTTATTTTCTGAATTGGCGGATGGGTAGTACCACCAAACCTCTGAGAAAGCAGAGTTGACTGCACCGAAACATTTCTCGGCCTGCGTGGAATTAAAGTTAGAAAATACATAGTCCTTTACAGAGCAAGGCAAAGTCTGAACGCCACCGTTGTAGACATAGAACTCATTTTTACCCATCCAGTAAACGGTATCGTCAACTGCAACTGCAGATATAGGACTGCGAATCGTGATGTTTTCTGAGATCATGTTGATCCCAAAGGTAAATGGTGGGCCAATGTACTGCATCGCGTGGAGAGATACATCTGTGAAGACCAGAATTTGCTGTCTAGTTTCGATAGCTGTAACAATCTTAGAGCCGGAGCCAAGACGCAAATCACCCGCAGTGTTAGTAGTTGATGGACGCCAATCTACCACGCTCTCCTGATCTGAGAAGCGTATAAGAAGAGGGTCTTGCTGGCCTATGTTGTCGAGGGGGTCACAGCCAAATGCGATAACGTGACGATCAACATCTGATACAATCACCTTCTTAGCTATCGTTGGGGCTAGATCGGCTCCAGCTAAACTACTAAGGGCAACAGCAGGGCTGGTTAAAGGGCTAACCGCTGAAGCGTCCCAGTAGTAAATGCCGCCGTTCATGTCGTTTATTAGGAGGTCTTCGCCGAAGTTGTCATGTGTCCATATACGCAGTGTATCGGTTATTAGATCAACAGTAGCAGCCGAACCCCAAGTTGACCTGCCCCACGCTCCCGCTCCCCAGCCGTTACCTGTCACAGAGGTGTCGAGACCTACGTTTACCTGATATGCGCCAACAACAGAGCTTCCGCCATTACCACTATCTGAACCATTGGCTACAACGGGTGTAGGAGAATACTGACCATTTACTGTAATACTACCAGTAGACGCCACTTCACGAGCAATAATCTTATAAGTAGAAGAATCAGAAACTTCAAAAATCTGATACTCTTGGTTGAGTACTGCAGCCGTTATATTGCCACCAAGTCCCACAGCCCCGCTGAATGTTACAAAGTCATTTACAACAGCGCCATGAGTTGGGTTGCTCACTGTAATAGTCGAAGAGCCATTTGTAGCAGAAAAAGTTACATTGCCTGCAGAAGTCGTAAGTCGTATAGGGGTTATGTCGTAGTAGCCTTCGCCCGACTCAATGTAGTATTTTAACTGAGTACCAACACCTAAGAAATCATCTAGGTTCAAGGTTCTCCAAGGCCATAACGCACGGCACGATCCCAAGAAGGATGTAGAACCTATCTTGTCCCAACCGCCAATCTTCTCTGGGAAGCCTTGACGAAACCGAACCTTATCACAATCGAACCAACCGCCCTCATTGCTATAGGAAGTAGTCTCTTTGTTTATCCCCGGCTGGAACTGTAGTTTTTGGAGGGGCATGACGGTTCCTCAATTAGTTCAATTGAACTTATGTTTTTACTACTAAACTTGTAGCAGATATTGCTGTCCCCGCAAAGACGCTTGGATCGTCAGCGGTCTCTCCTATCGTCCCGTCTGTCTGGACGTAGTAGCTTTGCCCTGCGGTGAGGCCAGACTGGTTTGTGCTGAGTGAGCCGATGATGTCTACCGTGGCGCTACTACCGTCTGCTACAGAGCCTCTGGTGATTGTGTCTGCTTGAAAGACAATGGCGTTTCCGTACTGAGAGTTAGCATCATCCTGATATGCTATTACAGTTTTTTGTGAAGCAGTGTCGTAAGCAGCCGAAATCCATTCACTCGTTGAACTTTCAAAAGTCAGTGCGCTTCCGAAGCTGATAGAAGTTCCGCTAACCGTTCCTTCTATAACTTTCCCGAAGTCAGACTCTCCACCGTCTCTATACGCCATAATTACTTTGTTTGTATTAGAGTCAAAAACTGCTGATATATTTTGAGTGTTTGACTCTTGAAACACAGCGGCAGTTCCAAAGCTGATAGAAGTTCCGCTAACCGTTCCTACAATGGCAGTACCAAAAAATGAATTACCGGCATCTTTATATGCTACAACAACTTTATCGCTGTTGCTGTCAAAAACCGCAGACATTTCTGTTGCTGTTGCTGTCTCAAACACAACGGCAGTTCCAAAGCTGATAGACGTACCACTGACTGTCCCTACTATCGCAGTGCCGTAATTACTGTTGCCCTCATCGCTGTAAGCGATAACAACTTTGTTGCCGCTGCTATCAAAGGTGGCAGATATTTCGTTCGTACTAGCCGCCTCAAAAATAACGTCAGAACCAAAGCTGATGGACGTGCCACTTACCGTACCCACGTTGCACGAGCCTTGATCGCTGTTGCCAAGGTCTCTGTATGCTACAACAACTTTCTGTGCGCTACTGTCATAAGTCATCGCCTTGCCAGATGCGTTAGCAGTTTTAAACACAGTGGCAGACCCAAAACTGATAGAAGTACCACTTACTGTACCCACAATGGCAGTTCCGTAGGACGAGTTTCCCGCGTCAGTGTAAGCTACAACAACTTTTTGTGCGTTAGAGTCGTAGGTGGCAGCGAAGTTGTTGCTGCTGGCACTCTCAAAAACAACGGCGGTTCCAAAGCTGATAGAGGTGCCGCTTACAGTGCCAACAATAGCGGTGCCGTAGTTACTATTGCCACGGTCCCTATATGCTATAACAACCTTTTGGTTGTCAGCATCGTACACGGCGGACATTTGGTCTGCCTCTGCGCTTTCAAAAACAACAGCAGAACCCACAGATTGAGGCGCACCAGTCACCACCCCACCAGACATACCGATGTAGTTCTCAGCGGTGAGGTTGGCACTAGAACCCGGCGGCTGCACCACTCTAGCTGTACCGTAGTTTGAATTTCCAGCGTCTTGATACGATATAACAACTTTATTAGAGTTACTATCAAAGGAAGATGTAATGGAAGTAGTTGAATTGCCTTCAAATACCGTTGGACTCGTGAAACTTATATCTGTTCCGCTAACCGTGCCTGTTACGAAAGTGCCTTTATTGGAGTTGCCTTCATCTCTGTAGGAAACAACAACTGTTCCAGTGTTGCTATCAAAAGTATTAGAAATTGAGGTAGTGGTAGCAGACGCATAGGACACAGCAGTTCCGAAGCTGATACTGGTTCCAGACACGGTGCCAACAATAGCTTTTCCTGTAGAAGAAATTGTCCAAGCTACAACAATTTTATTGTTAATGCTGTCGAATGCGGTTGAAGTCGATTCAGGATAACTACCTGTTTCAAAAGTAGTTGTTGATCCAAATGATATGGATGTACCGGAAACAGTCCCAACAACAGATTGGCCGCTGGTTCCAACCTGAGAAGATATAACAACTTTGCTATTGCTACTGTCAAATGCAATCGAAAGATATTGGACGGCGCTAGATGTCCATGTTACAGCGGAGCCGTAGCTAATGCTTGAGCCAGACACCGTGCCAACAACGGCTCTTCCTATACTTGAATTGCTATTGTCTTTATACGCAATAACAATTTTATTATTGCTACTATCAAAAACGGCACTATCCCAAGTGGCAACACCTGAATAAAAAATTACACTTGACCCAAAAGTGATGCTTGTTCCGCTGACTGTCCCGACAACGGACCTCCCATAATCATTTGCGCCCGTGTAAGCTATAACAACTTTATTAGCATTACTATCAAATACAGGAGAGAAGTTTTGTCCAGCAGAGCTTTCAAATACAGTGGGAGTACCAAAGCTGATACTCGTACCTGATACCGTCCCAACAACGGCAGTGCTGTAATTGCTATTGCCACCATCTCTATAAGCTATAACTATTTTATTACTACTGCTATCAAAGGTAGAACCTATTCCGCCTACGCCAGTAGTAGCACTTTCAAATACAGCAGAAGAACCAACGGCCTGAGGTATTGTAGTTGCTTCCACAACACTAACAGTCCCGTCAGCATTAACGATAACAGGCTTACCATTCGGCAGAGTACCAGAAGCCTTGGCCCTATGCGTACCCTCTTGTAACTCTGGGATAGTTCTCATGGTCTAGCCTTTCACGATCATCTTGGTTGCCGATATGGCTGTGCCAGCGAAGACACTTGGGTCTCCAGCGGTTGTGGTTAGTGTGCCATCCGTCTGGACGTAGTATGCCTGACCCGCAGTCAAACCTGATTGCCTGTCGTTTATCGCACCTTGCACATCAATGGTGGCCCCAGCCGTGTCGGGATAGCCGTTGCTGGATAGGCCGATGTAGTTCTCAGCGGTGAGGTTGGTGGATGTGTAGGCTGGTTGATAAACAATAGCAGTCCCTTTTTCGGTATTACCTTCATCCTCGTAGCAGATAACAGTTTTTCCTGCATTGCTATCGAAGGCCACACCAATATTATTAGTCGATCCATTATTGAATAATATCGGAGTGCCGAAGCTCAAAGTCGTACCCGAAATTGTTGCCGTAACAACTTTCCCTTTATTACTATCGCCGTTATCTCTATAGGCCAGAACTATCTTTTTTGCTATTGAGTCATATGTTGCTTCAGCATAAATATCCCCGATAGAAGCTCCGATAGCCGTTTCGGCCCCGAAGGTTACTGAAGTGCCGCTTATTGTAGCGACAATCCCAGTTAATTTATTTCCGTTACCACCATCGTTATAAAATACAGCAATTTTTTGTGCGATTGGGTCATACGCTGCTGCTATAACTCCAAGCGAATTATTGAAACTTACATTGGCTCCAAAACTTATGCTGGTTCCACTAATGCTTGCGACACGGGCGTCCCCTGCTACACTATCAGCAAATGTAATTAATGATTTCTGTGCGTTTTCGTCATAGGTGATGGTATGATAGTAGCTTGCAGTCGACTCAAACTCTGCGGCTGTCCCAAAGCTAATGCTATTATTGGCAGGGTTTGTAGTGCCTACAACTGCATAACTAGCATTGCTGTTTGTCTGGTCCGTATATACTATAGCTACTTTCTGAGCATTGCTATCATATGCGATATTTACATACTGAACTTGGCTATCAGTAAAAGTTGCAGGAGTGCCGAAAGAAACTGAAGTCCCCGAAACAACCCCCACCACAGCGGTTCCCTTGCCACTATTGCTGTCGTCCCGATATGCAAATACTACTCGACCTGCATTTGCGTCATATGTCCCCTTGACCCACTCGGTTGCCCCAGCTTCAAAATTTACCTCTGATCCGTAGGTAATAGAGTTATCAGATGGATCAACTGTTCCCACAAGGGCGTTCCCTTTGTTGCTATTCCCCGGGTCCATGTACCCAATAACAACTTTTTGCGCATTTGTGTCGTAAACTACATCAGTGTACCTTGTGTATGAGTCGTTGAAAACAACTTCAGTGCCGACTGCCTCTGACGCACTTGTCTCCGCAACAACACTAACAGTCCCATCGCTATTAACGACAACAGGATCACCATTGGGCAACGCACCACTGGCAATGGCGTTCAGCTTCCGTGCTTGTGTGCTGGGTGTACCAATGGTGCGCATATTATTATTCCTCGTCGTCTAGTGTTGGGTCTACCCAATCAGCGTTTAACGTCCAAGTCGTACCGTCAAAGAAATACTTGTTGCCAGTCCAATCCGCAGGGGCGTTGGTCACGTTGTCAGTGACGGTCACTGTGGTGCTGTTCAAGTCACCAATGATGAACTGAGCAGGATCACCCACTGTGATGTTCTCTGCCGTGGCAGTAATGGTCACGTCATCAGCAAGAAGGTACTTACTCAAGCCGCTGGATGTTTCAACGATGGTCTTCATCTTCTATCCTTTCACGATAATTTCAGTAGCCGACACGGCAGTGCCAGCGAGTACAGATGGATCGGCGGGGGTTTCACTCAACGTGCCGTTAAGTTGGACATAGTAATCCTGCCCCGCAGTTAAGCCAGACTGTGCGTCATTAATAGAGCAACCCGTCTGGACACCAGCAGATGTACCGTCAGCAGCAGCGCCATCTGCAAAGCCTATGAAGTTTTCGGCGGTAAGGTTGGTGGAGGTGTAGCCCACTGAAAATACATTACTTGTGCCGTAGTCAAGATTAGCGTCATCTTCATAAACTATAGCCACTCTTTCTGACGTGCTATCGTAAGAGGCAAAAACATATTGTGTATTACCGCTTTCAAACGCAACCGCAGTATCAAACGTAATAGATGTCCCCGAAACCGTTCCAGATATTACTCTGCCAGAAACATTAGTGTCATCGTCATAAGCTATAACGATTTTTCCAGCAGCGGAGTCAAAAACTACGCTAGTCCCAAAGCCAGTCGAACCCGAATGAAAAACAACAGAGGTGCCAAAACTGATAGAATTATCGGATGGGTCAACCGTACCCACAATAGCGGTTCCATAACTATTGCCACCCGCTGCGGAATTTCTGTAGGATATAACAGCTTTATTGTTAAGGCTGTCAAAGCCGCAACCCATCCGGTATGTGTTCCCACTGTTAAAAGTCACAGCAGTCCCAAAACTAATAGAGTTGTCGGATGGATCAACACTTCCGACAATAGCTTTGCCGTAATTGCTTGAACTGTCGTGCCTAAAGGCTATTACAACTCTATTAGAGTTGGAGTCAAAAGTAGCTGCAATATTGGTTACTGTTCCGCTTTGAAATTTTACTGGCGATCCAAATGACAAGCTAGTCCCGGAGACCGTGCCGACCAAAGCCCAGCCCTCTTGCGGAGAAAGTTCTTTTCTGGCAAGAAATACAACCCTATTTGAGTTGGAGTCATAAACGGCGGAAGTCCACTGAACATCAAAACCAAAAGGGCGAAATATCGGTGTGCCAAAACTTATAGAGTTATCAGATGGATCAACCGTACCCACACCGCAATATGAGTTATTAACCCAAGCCACCTTGTTGGTACTTGCATCAAAAGTTATGGAGTTCCATTGCCCGGCCCCCAGTTCAGCCGCCTGCACGGGCGTTCCAAAACTAATAGAGTTGTCGGACGGATCAATAGTTCCTACTGCCGCTTTAGACCCAGAATTCATAAAAATTACAACGGTTCTGTCACTGTTAGAGTCATAGGTACTTGAAGTGTAGGATACACTTGCTGTTTCAAAGACAACGGGCGTACCAACTCCCTCAGTTCCAGAGCCTCCCCCAACAGCACTTACAGTGCCATCAGCATTAACCACAACCGTGTCGCCGTTAGCCAATGCACCACTGGCAACAGCCCGTACTTCACCATCTACAGGTGTGTTGCCTATGGTACGCATTAGCTGATCTCTTCGTAGCTTACGATCACTTCCAGATCATTCGCAGTGCCAGCAGTTGCTGTGATTGAGCGATCTTCCTCAAGGTAAATCGCAGTATTCTTATCCAGAGCAACTAGCGATGAGTCCCCTGCAACTGATACAGTGCTAACAATTGAGTAAGCCGTGCCACCGCCAGAAGCGGCGCTGTGTACGTCAACCGTAATATCGCAAGCATTTACGCCATCTACGTTAGCCACTTGGATCATGTTAATCTTAAACACCTTGCCCGATGATGCAGCGTTGCTGACCAGCGTTGTCTGTGAAGTTGTAGAAAGCGCGACAGTGGCGGATTTGCCTATGATCGTGCTTACATCTACGATATTTGGTGCAGCCATTTTCTAGCCTCCTTTACCCAAAAACGATAGCCATAGCTATGGCCTTACCAGTTGATATTCCAGCACTACCAAAACTGATAGCACCACTTCCGTTAGTAACTAATGCTTGACCGCTTGTGCCATCCGATGTGGGATAGGTAACTCCACCTATCGTGACTGTACCCGTGAAGGTAGGACTCGCAAGTGGAGCCGCAGCGAGGTTCCCCCTAGCGGTAGCAGCATCTGCCACATCCGATAAATTGTTAGCGGACTCAAGGAACGTAGTAAGGTCAAACGTGGCGGATAAGTTAACCACCGCAGCGCCTGATCCAGCACCGTCACAGTAGATTACTGCGCTTTCGCCATTGGGTACGGTAACATTTCCACCAGACCCCTGAGATATGATTACAGATTGACCAGAATTATTTTTAATAAAGAACAGCTTTTCTTGGTCGTTTGGAGATACCGTTACGGTATTCGTTCCAGAAGGAGAGCCACCGAACACAAGCACCTTATACTGACCATCAGATAGAGAACCGTCTGTTGTGGTTAGCGTATGAGTTGTTCCAGAAAGACTAATATCTCCTACACCATTGGTAAGTCTATCAATAATCTGAAGGTTTACGTTGGTGGTGTCACCCCATGTACCAGACTGTTCGCCATTGGCGATCAGCTCAATACCGCTGTTTACTGTGTATGTACTAGCCATGAAGCATTAACCTCCTGTCACGGTCTAATTTGAGTATACTCTGTTGTGGCGCTTGGTGCAATATTTGTCCACACCGCCGTTTCATCAGGGACTATTCTGCCCCACACTGTGACCCCTCGTGGGCTTATCGATCCAATTGCCTCGACCCCCGTGACAGGAACATCGGCACCTGTACCTCCGGTAACACTAACAGAACCAACACCCGTTGTCACCTGTATCCCTGTTACAGGTACTTGTATTCTCGGAATAACGACTACAGCACCAACATTACCTGTTGCCTCGACATTAGTGCCAACTGGTTGACTCCAAGTGCCTGAACCCCAGAAACTACGCCCCCAGCCAGAGGCAGTTGTCGTTGATATATAAACTGTTTCGTTTGAAGGTAACCCGTTTGATATACCTGTAGCCTGCAAACCCGTGACAGGGACACTTGCTATACCTGTAGCAGTAACGGAATCAACGGCACTTGTAGCTGCTAGACCCGTTAGGTCTACACTAGAATCTGCAACTACCGCTACATCATCAGTTGGTATTGTACTTGCGACACCCGTAACATTGACCCCAACCCCTGCGCCTTCAGAAACAGTAACCGAACCAACCCCAGAAGATGCTGAAACACCCGTGGCAGGTATGCTTGGAGCGTCCCCAGTAACCGAAACAGACCCGAAGCCTCCTGTAGCGAATAAACCTGTTACACCTACAGTTGTTTCACCGTTTATAGATACAACGCCTACAGAAGCCGTAGCACTCTGACCCACAGGTTGCGAGGGGAAAGACCCTACCTCACCCGTTGCTGATAAACCAGACGGAGAGATGATTGACCTGTTTACTACAGTGACCGTACCCACAGACGCAGTTACAGGGAAACTCACTGTTTGTATGGGAAGCTGACCGACTGAAGCCGTGCCGACTAAACCTGCGGGAGAAACAACCATACGGTTGAGTGCGGTGGCGGTTCCAACGCTTCCAGTTGCACCAAGACCCGTTGTCGGTACAGTTGCTGCTCCCTCAATGGAAACAGGGCTAACACCAGTCGTAACGCCAATACCAGTAACCGCGACACCAGAAGCATCGCCTGATACAGTAACTGTACCAACAGCACCAGAAGCCGAAGGAAGGGTAACGGCTGGATTACTCCAAGTTCCGCTACTCCAACTACTTCGGCCCCAGCCTGTGAATATTACTCTGGCATCCGCCATAACCTGTCACCCCTCTGGAGAGTTTAGGCTATACGGATAATAGCGTTGCTCGCATCTGCTGTTGGGAATACGATCTGGAAGTCCCCAGAAGTAGACGTTTTATCCGCACCAAAGTCCAAGACAACAACGGTCGGGTCACCCGCTGCGGTATCATTATAGATCAACGCGCCACGAGCAGTGATTGTTGCAGACGTAAAGGTCAGGTCATTGAAGTCTGTAAACGCAGTTGTGCCAGACGTTGTCGGTGTGACGTTAGTCAAAGTACCGCCGCCAGCAGCATACGAACCTGAATCACCCACCTCGTTTGTAGCAGTGTAAGCAGTTGTAGCCGCAGTAAAAGAAGCACTGTTTGTGTACAACGCCAATTTAAACGTGTTGCCAGTTGAGGTGGTAAAATCGTGTGTAGCCGTCATCAGTTCAGACTTGAACGATGTACACATGTAGTTTCCAGTAAAGGCCATATTAAAGTCTCCTTATGAGGTCAGCCAGATCGGGATGTCCCGCATCATTAAGTGCATTATACACCGTTGTGCGGTCACTGCGAATAGCCTGTCGCATATAATATGCAACAAGCGTCTCAATGTGCTTTTGGTAAGCACGAGCTTGATCCCTGATAGCTGGGGGTGCTGTATCAGATACAGAGATCAACTTCTGAACACATTGCTCAGAAAGTTCTTCTGGAGTAAACCCTCTGTTGTCACTTGTGTTGACCAACACAACCTGCTCATCACGAGGCATATCAAGTTTAAACTCAAACATTTACATTTCCATCCTTGGCTCGCCATCACGGTAACTGTCCCGCTTCAGTCTGCCTTCTCCCAATACAACTAGACGCCTCATAGCGTTGTCAAAGCCTTGCTGATACATAGACAGCACATCGGCTTCGCCCTTCATAAACACATAAGCGTTTATTAAACTTCCGTACAGCAGGGCTTCTTCAGCGTTGTCCCCAAGCCAAGAGCTGCCAGACGCTACAATCGAAGGTGGATCGTAGTAATAGTGCAATTGAACATTATAATCTGCGTCAGGTGTCGGACCTAAGATAAAGTTACCGGGAGAGTTAGTTGACGCGAAGTCACCGTCAAACTCGGAATAGTACTTAGGAAGACCAGTCGTACCCGTTTGATTCGGGTAAGCCTCACGCATGAAGTTCACATCCTTCTCTATCAAGAAGGTGTAGTTACCACTGCCATCAATCACCGCAAAAGAGAACGGTGCCAGAAAGTCCGATGGCCTAGCAATATATGGATTGTTCTGGTCCATACTCGCATTCACGTTCTTGCGAAGCTCTGGAATCATCACCGTGCGGTGTATAAGCTCCTCGGCTTGCTCTATGAACGTAGGAATCTGAGAGACGAATGTTGTCTCGTTGTTCTCAGTATAATCCTGTATGGCCTGTGATAACTCAGAATAGTTCATTTGAACTTAACCCATTTTAAAGTTTCCGCCGCGAGTTGCAGCTCCCATGCCGCGACACTTGCCGCCCATGTTCATCTTTTTGGGCATTTTGCCACCAGATTTCATAGCAGCAGGTTTCTTCATCTTGCCGCCGTAAGCCTTTTTATCCATTTCTGCGGCCCCGTCCATTAACATGTTAAAGATGTTCTGCGACTCTTGCTCTTCTTTTTTCATGCGAGAAGAAGACGCGGCACTAGCATCCGAATCAATCTTTCTACCAGCGCGGCGAGCAGCCCGCCCTTCAAGGGCGTCTTTGCGGCGGGCTTCGTTGCGAGCCGCAGCCTCGCGCTCGGCTATAGTCATACCATCAGGGCTTTGGGTACTCTTTTCCCCAACTCCGTAGATAGATTTGGGACGAGCTTTGGGACGCAAGGATTTTTTAGGTGCTGGCATTTTAATCTCCATCGGTTGTGGTGACAGTAACTCTTCCTACAGACGCTACCATATATTGCGCAGAGTTCCAAACTGGATTCCAACCAAACAGCTCTCGGCTCTCCAACAAAGAAGTATCTGGGCGTGGATTGCGCAGTGATTGAGGGTCGTTGATCTTTATGCGCCCAAGAAAGTTTTGAGGCTGGTCTGGGTCAACAACATCCTTACCAACAAGAAAGCCTGTCTTAACGCCGTTATTATACTCAGGCACAAGGTCTTTGAGGGGGTAACGAAACCCCGTCTTGTCACAGAACCCGAAGGCGTATTTGGCCTTTGCGTAGCTCATTATCCACCCATCATAAACGTATCAAAGGGTACAAACTTGATTGACGCTGTTTCCTCATCCTCACCAGCAGCGAGCTGGAACTGGAACTCATACTCTTGCTTCAACAGCGGGACACGAGCGGCAACGTCTGGCTTCTTCATCGCAATGTAGTAAGCCATGCCCGATACTAAGGCTGGCACAAAACGAGGTGGTACAGTCGTAACATCCCCACCGATGCCACTCGACAAACCATCAATCCCCTTTAGCCTATAGTAAGACAAGGTATACGGCGTAGTGGCGTCCGGCACGGGCCATAGAGTTATTTTGACTTCCGTGGGGAGCCTTTGGACGTAGATTTGGGTTGGCCTGCCTTGCGTGTTTTTGTTGGTTTGCTGGGCGTAGGTCGCGACACTGACCCTTTCGAGGGCGGTGTCGGTTTGATTTGTACCTGTGCCTGTACGGACTTGGTGTTCGATGAGGTCGATGGTGTCCGAAGGAAGGGTATACGTTGACGTACCCGCTGTAATAGCGAGCGTACCCGCTTCAATAGTGAAGAGATTGAGACCACGATTCTGCCACTCCAATGTTAATATGTTAAGGCTCCTACGAGCCGTTTTTAAATCATAGCCAGAACGCATCTCAAGGCCAGCACGTTCATATGCTTCCTCAAATAGTTCTGGTAGGTCTGGTGTGACTACTGCCATGATCTAAGTCTTCCTATATTTCGCCGTCTTCTTGGCAATTTTCTTCGGTTGCTTGGCGACCTGCTTACCTTTTTTAGTAGCCTCGCGCTTCTTCTTAGTAGTAGCGGCGTACTCCGCAGCCGTCAAAGCCTTGATAGCCTTCTCAGGGAGGTATCTCTCGCCTGTAGCCTTGGAACCCTGAGTAGAAGGCTTACCAGACTTGGTCCGCCATTTCTGCTTGGTCCAGTCTTTAAGACTTTTTTGGCTTGCTTTTAGCGCCATCTGCTTTAGCCTTTGCTGCCTTGCTTAAATCTTTATAATGCACCAGCTTTACGCTTGTCTTGCCGTGAGTCTTGCCTGAGTGCAACGAGCCATCAGGCATCTTGTGTGTCCCGCCCTTATGGACAGTCCCGTCCTTCCGATAATGCTTTACGCCCTTCACGATGTATACCCCCCACCAGAATCCTTATACGCCTTAGCCAGCATCTGGGCCTTTCTAGCGGACCACTGACCGGGCTTGCCACCTTTGCCACCAGCTTTTATCTTGTTAAACAAACCCTTACGTTTTCCGGGCTGGGTGTAGTTGCCAGCCTCATTGACTTTGCTCTCTGTCTTACCACCTTTGCCAAAGCGAATGATGTCTAAATCCCTCGCATCGTCTCCAGTAGAGACGCGGTTGCCTACTAACTGACTTCCCATTTGAGACCGAGATATTACCATTTTTCTTTATCCGCCCAATATGCTGCAGACATTTTGCCCTTGGCAATGTTCTTGCCGTGACGAGCCTTAAAGGACTTGCGCTTGGCTTTCATGCGATCAGACTCCCCCGCCTTGGGCTTGCCAGCAGTCTTTGCGCCTTTTTCACCAAACCGGATAGTCTTGATCTTATCACCCTCTTTAGCCACAACAATGTGAGACTTTTTTGGATGATTAGGAGTCCGCTTAGGCTTATTAAAGCCAGATACTCCTGCTCTTGCTAACCGTGGGTCTTTTTTCTCAGGCATATCTCACTCGTAAAAGATTGTAGCAGACACGTTTTCGGGTAGCGATACATACACGCCGTTTTTGGCAAGGATGCCATCTCCCGGTATTATAATATCGACTGTACTTTGAGCCTTCTCATCAACCTCAAGAAGCACAGAGCCGGAAGCTGCTGACGCATTATCATAGAATATTACATCCCCTGACGCCCCTGATCCTGTGTTTACGACCACGCCTCTTAAACGGCACCTACGATTTATAAGTGCCGATGAAGCGTGTGCGTGAGCGGAAAGTACATCATTACCAGCCATAACGCATTACTCTATAATCAAAGTCATCTTGCTGCCAGCACCAGTAAATGCGGAAACAAAACAACCGTTATCAGCGAGTATACCATCATTAGGGATATATACGTCATTCCAGCCCGTAGGTAGAGTTAAATCAAGTATGATATCACCTGTGGCACTGCCATTACGGATAGTGAAGGCGGCGGCTGCAGCGGCGTTTACCAGAACCCCCTGAAGCCTACCCCGTGACGGTCCTACAACTGCAGGGGTGTCGCCCACTGCGAAGTTAAATGCGCGAACCTCTTGTCCAGCCATAGCCTAGTCCTTTTTCTTTGAGGGACGACCACGCTTCTTTTTAACAGGTTTCTCTTCCCAAGCCTCATTCACATCAGGTGTGGAAGGGTCGTCTGCTTTAAGCGTACCGTTATCATTTCGAGCGCGAACGGGAACTGTCTTGATGGGAGAGCCATCAGGATATAGCCCACGCCGGGCGAGTTCTTCGGCAGAGGGTGCTTTAAACCTACTCATAACCTAACTCCTTATGCTGCGGCGATGGTGGCACCTGTATCAGAACGCTTCCAGTCTGTGCCATCAGAGAAGGCCAAGATTGCTGCGCCTGCTGCACCGTTAGAAACGTATACAAGCGTACCAGCACCAGCATCTGAAGCAGATGGAGCGGTTGCAACTGTGTATGTTGGAACTTTGATGTCGCCAATGAAACCAGCGGTTGAGGTCACTGGACCTGAAAATGTAGTCGAAGCCATTTTAGTACCCTTTGCATAAGGATTCGCTTTGTAGTCTATGCAACGTCAGGAGGGCGGTAACCTGTCTACAAAGCTGATGTTTGCCCTAGTAAAAACAGAATACACTAGGTTCAAACAAAAAGAAAGAGGCGATCCGAAGACCGCCCCTAACCATAGAAAGTTCAATTGAACTTATGCACCGGGCGAACCGTACATCCCAAGCGGATCGGATACACCGAAAGAATAACGCTCACGCGCTTTGTAGCGCACGTTACCTGTATCGAAGTCACCGTCCATAGATGTCTGCATGGCTGTACGCACAAAGTGCTTCATGCCGTTTGGAACATCTGTAGTCAGGAAGAAGGCGTCTGCGTCAGTCAGATAGTGGTTGACGCGGTAACCTTCAGGGATCGAACCATTAGTGTTGATAGCATTAATGTCGTTATCCGCTGTACCTACACGCAGTTCAGTCTGGAGCAAACGAGTCGCAACAAACATCAACGCAGGTGGAACGATGAGCTTGCGTGGGCGAGCTGCAATCAACAGGCCGCGTTCATCAGTGTACGCTGCGATGTCAATTACTGCTTGCTCAAGCGAGGTTTCGTTCAAGTCAGCAGCAACTGCTGGACGGTTGGCGTTATTAGTGCCAGCCACAGTGCCGTGTGTTGTTGAGAACAATGTAGTGCCATCACCAGAGTTGAATGTGGTGAAGCCTGTGTTCAACAACGAAGCTGCTTTAACCTGCTTGGTGTATGCCATGGCGCGAGCCAAGGCTTTAGTATAACGAGCAGACAGAGAATCGTACAAGTTATCTTCCATCGCTTCTTCAGTGATGGAGAAACCCATGCCAACAGTCTCGTGATTGTAACGAGCTGTAAACGATTCTTGAGCATTATCATAAGAAATGGAAGAGCCTTCAGCTTTAACTGGTGCTGCTCCAAATCCTGATAATTTCACTTCCTCCTCAAAACTACGTTCTGAGTTTTCAGTCTCATAGATTTCTGCATGTTCGTTTTCGTACTTGCCGTACTCAAGCCCAAAGAGAGCGTTAAGACCGGGCAATAGCTCTTTAAGGAGCTGGGCGCGTGAAATAGCCATTAGTTAGCCTCCTTACAAGCCAACAGCATTTGTCATGCTGTTATAACCGGGGTTGAATTTAACCAACAGATCGGGGAACGCATCGCCAATTGGAGATACGGCACTTACGATACGGAAGGCGGCGGTTGTTGTGACAGTGGTAGCGTCTACTGCAGAAGTTGAGTTACCTGTTGTGGTAGAACCAGTAGAGGTAGACTGCGCTGCTGCAAAGAACGTGTTTGCACCAATGTCAGATTGATCCATCGCACCATCGGCTTGTACTTGAAACAGTACGTTTGGATCGTCAACAACATAGGCTTTGATAGCATCACCATTGGACGTACCAGATGGGTAATACTGAGCCTGAACCAATTGGCCCGAGGAGTTGACATATTCACAACCAACGAACACACCAAGAGAACC